ACATCTTTTATTTGAGATGGTACTGGTCCCATATTAATATAAACATCATCACTAATTTTCCAACCCTCATAAGTTTCAGTAATCCACTCTTCTGTAAGACTAATATCCCCAGCCTCTTCATTTAATATATAATCATCTGTAACAAATTTTTTATATATATTACCATCTTGCTCATAAGTTAATATTTGAAGCTTTCTTAAATCTTTCCAAACAACGTGTAAGACTTTGATTTTATTAAAATCTTCTTCATCAAAAGCATTTATTGCAAAAATTTCATCGGCAAAATTATATTCCTTGTAGGCATCACTAATATCTTGTAATTGTTTAGTAGTTAAATATTTATTAAAATATCTTACCACTTCACTGAAAGACATTCTATATTCAACAACAGCCCATTCATTATCTTGTATCATTACATTTGATTTAGCATCAGTTGTAAATCTTTCTGGTCTTATAACCTCAACAACAGGGTTATCAGATACTATACCTACATAATATATTTCAGAATTAGTCTTGACCATATCCAGTAACCCTAACATAAACTTATAGTCAATATCTAATTTCTGTATATTATAGTTTAATAGGTGTTTTGCTAACACTTCAGCTGGATCAGAGTGCTCTCTTTTCATGTACTTCTTTACTCTTTCTGGTGTCATAGCCTTAACTTCTTGCTCAATCTGGGCTTGAAGCTGTTTTTCTTGCTCTGGTGTAACTTCTTGCCCTTGTTGCTCCTGTAACTTATTTTTCTCTATTTCTGCTCTTATAGGGGCTAAAATAGCATTTACTACATAGTCTCGCATCCTTTTAGTCTCTTCTTGTTCTATTCGAGTAGTGGCTTCAGGATTTACTGTAAATGCTTTCCATTTAAATGGTCTAGATAATTCAATACCAATTACAGCATTCATTTTTGGAGATAATATATCTCTATGCTTTATTGCATCAGTAACATTAGCTATTTTCTTTCCATAAGGATTTAATGTTCTTTTAAAATCTTCAAAATCTAATTTATTATTATATAAATCAGTATTAATTTTTATTTGATTATAACGTGGTTTATCCCCACTACCTAAATCATAATAATTAGCAGAACTATGCATTGTAGCATAATTATCAATTTTTTCTTTATACCATCTCTTTCCGTTGGCTTCTTTCTGGTTGTCTGTGAGTTTTACTCTTGTTAAAATGTCTTTTTTCATATTTGTATATCATCATCTAGAAGATCATCAAGTTCATCTAATCTTCTATTAACATAATCATCTCTGGATGCTCTTGTTGGTAAGGTTTGTTCTTGTACCATAAAAAGAGCCATTATAAGTGCAGATACTAAATCATAATTACCTTTACTTTCATAAGCTATTAATTCTTCAAGTAACCTAGTAGATGGTATTAATTCATAATTTTTTATGGGATTACCATATTCATCATAATTATTTGTACCTAATAACCACTCTTTAATATATCTTTCACCAGCCCTTTTCAGTTCTTTATTCATATGAGAACCATATACTCTAGCTACTCTAGAATTTTTCACATTGTTATTTATAACTGCATCAGGTTGTGAAGCTAACAAATTTAATCTTTTTATTCTTCTAAAATAAGTTCTGGTTCCCTTATCCATATTCTCATGCATAATTTGAGAATTATAAAGGTCAGCAAACATTTCTGCTATCCTGTCTGCATCTTGTGCAAGCTCTGGTCTACCAACATATTCAGCAACAATAATATCATGTGTTTGACTTCCTTGTATTACAGATTTATAAACAATAATTGCAGCATAAGAAGTTCCTAAATCATGGGCAACAGGGTCATACCCTATTTTATAAGAGTTTTTAGGTGCTCCCTCAACAGGGTATTCATAAATTACTGGGCACCCTTTTGGATTAGATACCTTACCATTATATTTACTTATTGGGATACATTTACCATTCAAAATAGGATTTGCAACTACTTTACCATTTTCATAAGTTAAATGTACTGGTGTACCTCTTAGTTCAAATATCTTATTAGCTTCTACCTTTCTGAGCTGTCTTCTTAGCTCTTGTATAGGAAAGAAAGCATTTCCTGTACTGCCAAAAGCTTCTATAGGTGTTAGTGGTGCTTCCATCATTCTAGAATGTAACTCAGTTGCAGTTGCGCCAGCTTCTGTCATTCTCTTTCTTACAGCTAACTCATACTGTCTTGCTCCTTCAATATCTGAATTTCCATTTTCATCGTAGAAACCTTCCATAGACCAACTAATTGGTTGGAAATAACCTACTTCATTATCATATTCTCCTTCATCCCATATATTTTTAAAAGGGAAAAATCCATGTTTTTTAGGATTTAATAATATTTCGCCATAATCTTTTGAACCTTCATCTACATCCCCACTTGTTCCAAAAACAGTGATTAATCCTGTTTTTAAACTACCAGCTCTAACAGTGTAATAAGTTGCATTAATAGTTTCTTTTAATCTACCAGGAGACCCAGCTGCACCAGATTCTTCAAAGAATATATCATGGACATCAGCTCCACGGGTAACATCAGTGGAATTATTATAAGTAACAGATTTAATTGTAGATTTAAAACCTTTTTCTACTTTCCTACCATCTACATTTTCCCAATAGGAAGCTCTAATTATACCTTTTGAGTTACTATCTACAACATCTGATGGGTGACCCCAGGCAGTGTGTTCCCTAATAAAAGATACAACATTCCTTGCTTTTGTATATAAACCATCTTTTAGTAGGAAATCAAAGTTATATGCAGCTAATATTGTAGTAGAATTTGGTATAAGTGCCCAATTTTTAGCTGAAATTGATGCAGCTTTATAACTAAAGCCTTGACGTCTAGCTTTCCCAACGACAAAATCATAGGTACCACCTTCTAAGTTTTCTTCATCTGTTTCTAGCCACAAACCTAAACTATCATATATTTTTTTTAGTTCTTTGAAGTATTGCTTTTTATTATCTTTTTTTAGTTTTTTTAATTTTTTATTTGTTTTCTCATCAATTAAACTAAATACTCCATTTCTGGCAAGCTCTCTGGCCCAGAAGTAATTATAATCACTATCACGAAAATCAGGCATACCAACAACTTTACGAGCAGCATTACCCATTCCAGCCTCAGCTTTCTGCATATTAGTAAAATTTATAAAGAAATAATGATCACCTGTTATAGTAACTCCTCCAACAGTGTAACCATTAATAGCTCTATTTCTTTGTTCATTCCAATATTCTATCCACTCAGGAGAATTAACAGGGTCAGCATTATAGTAGCCATGTTTCTTAAAAAAGAGGGCAGGTTCTCTGAAAGGTTTGGTATTTATCCATATACCATCTTTATTTCTAATTAAGTGTGTCCTAGCCATCTACAAAATTTTGTGGGTCATTAAAAAATGTAATCATTTTATTACCACGAATACTGGTGGCATCTTCTAACTCTTCATGAATCTTTTTTTCCAGTTTTTTTAAAGTTTCTGTTAAATGATCTACTTTGGTTAGTGCATTATAAATATCACTTGGTTTATAAATAGGTAATCCAGTTTTCGGGGATCTCTCGTCTAAATCAAAACTATTCAGGAAACTATCAATTTTGGAAAGAGCATGTAAAGCAGTTTTGTAATGCTTATATGTAGGCGAAACTTTGAATTGGAACTCATTTAGCAAATCAATGGCCTGTTTTACATGTTTATCCTCTTCCCAACTTTTTATTTTTATTATATTCTTTTTTAACAATTCTTTTCTAGCTTTGTCATTATAATCTCGGTAAGGATTACTTCTCTTCTTAGATGTAAATAACTCAACATATGCAAACTCAGCAAGTGCTTTTTCTTTACTTCTGGTTTTATCCCTATTCCAAATAGTTTTAAATGGCTCAATTAACAGAACCTCTGGTTTAGGCATTACTTTTGTTTTATTTTCTATATGGAATAAAAATGACATACTAATTAATTATTAAATTTACAATTATATAACCATCTTCTCTCTCATATCTGTCTATCTCAAGATTTGAGTAAGCAGATAAATTGTAGGGATATACAGCTTGTAATATATATTCTAATTCATTATTGTAAATAAAAAATTCATCAGAAAATTTAATTTTCTTTCTTCTTTTATAGGAATCCGCAAATTTATTAAAAATTATACGGATATTTAATTCTTTTCTCTTTGGTGTAAAATGTATTTTGTCTGCTTCTTGTCTTAATTGAACTATTTTTAGCAGCTCTTCTGGCATCTGTAACAAATTTGTCATTGTTTATTAAATTTTTTAAACGCTTACTTCTGTTTTTATCCCTTTTAACTATCTTTAACAGTCTAATTATTTCAGCAAATACTCGTTTACCTTTGTGTGTCTTAATACTTGTTTTGTGTAAAGCATTAACGGCACGTGATAATTTAATTAGATCTAACCTCATATCTAAACTTATTTCTCCAACATATCTTCTGGCAGAAGCATTAAAATCATTTAAATACTTTTCCTCAATAGATTCGGAAAACAAGTGTACCATGTAAACTATTTGGGCAATTGTTAAGTTAAATTCCTTACTTCTCTTCCAACTGCTTAAAAACAATCTAATAAAATTACGTTGCTTCTTCTGCCAAAAAGTTAATTCACCATACCTGTACTCTCGAAAGGTATTTGGTTTAAATTCACGCATTATTTTAGATAAATGAGGAAACTTAGGCATTTTATGTAAATATATCAGGATTTTTAACTATTATCACATATTCAGTTCTACCAGATGGGTCTGGAAGTAAAAAACTGCGTAATTTCCACTTATTTTGCTCTTGGTATATAAAACCCCTATCTTTTAAATTTTTAAGCCTTACAGAGAGATTCTGATGGCTCATTTTTAATATTTCTCTCATTTTCTTCTTAATATCCGAAGATAATAAGTTATCTTCTATTTCTTCCAGACTTCTATCTAATAATATTGCAATTATATCAATATCTTTCGGAGCAAGTTTAACAGGTATTACGCCATTCAATATTTCTAAATGTTTTCGGTAATAATCAATTCCTTTTAATCTAAAAACCTTTTTTCGCATATAATTATTTTTATGCAAATAT